TATTTTTAATCTTGTACTGCTTGAGCCAGGCAAGAGTTTTGTTAGGGTCATACAAAGTATCGGGCGTGGTATTCGCAAAGCGGAAGACAAAAACCACGTCCAAATCTGGGACATCACAAGCACATGTAAATTCGCAAAAAGACATTTAACCAAACGCAAGCAATTTTATCGAGAAGCAAATTACCCTTTTACAATAGAGAAAGCAGAGTGGGAATGAGGATATTTACCTTAGACAATGCAACATATGAAATGGACGAAATACCTGACGAGATAGAGGATTTAAGATTCTGTGTATTTGATAACAGTGACCCCAAAGAACCTGATTACTTTTACATACCTTTAATCTTTTTAGAAAGTTTTAACAGTCCAGCACTAGTATTAAAGATAGGTGGCAGCACAATCAAGATGCCAGTTGATTGGCAAATACTTATTGGTGAACCCGACCTAGGCGACTTGGAAGTAGTACCCTTGACCAGTATCAATGATCGCGGCTTCAGTGTGTTTTGTTTTAATCCCCTAAGCAGTTTCCGTCCTGAGTTTCATCCTGTGGAAATAGTGGATATCTATCAAGATGTTAAGTGGTACTTTCCTAAACTCAAGCCCGGACAGATGTTGGCAGTGCCTTTAGAGAATACTGAAAAACCCCGATGCGCTTACTTTGTTAAAGACATTTCAAGACAAAGTGAGGTAGTTAATTATAGCAAAGCATGGTAATCACAGAATATAAGAGCCCAGTAACACACATTGTTGTTGACGACTTCTTGGGCGCCAGAACCAATCAACACGTTCTTGATTTAATAGAACAGCAATTGCCACAAATTAAACCAGGGCAAGTACAAATAAACAGCAGTATTGAAGTAGCGGATCAATTTAAGCGTAACGGTAATTGTTGGTTAGATCCTTTTGATTCAGAAATTGCGAACATCTTTAGAAATAATTTTTTCAAATTTGACGTTGTAGAAGAATTAAACCACAACAAGCGCAGCCATAATATATTATTAAGCAGATACGTTGATGGCGACTTTTATAACTGGCATACCGATCTAGGAGGATTTTGTACCTGGAATTATTTTGCAATATCACAACCCAAACAGTTCGCTGGTGGCGACTTTGTATTAAGCAATGCACCGGCAGATGGTATCCCATCAGATACAAAAACGATTGAATTGGTTAACGATAGATTGGTAATTTTTCCAGCACAGTATCAGCATCGTGTAACACCTGTTGTGGGTGCAGGTGCTAGATATTCCATACAGGTATTTTTTGCATGAGTCAATTAGAACCAGGTGAAACTTATGTATATGAACGTGAAGGCGGTCGTGTCTATGCACGTCGTGTAGGTCAAACAGAAAGGATTTTGATTGGTGAAGACTTCCTGGAAGATATTCAAGCCCGTAGAGAAAAATTGGCCCGAGAATGGGAACCAATAGTTTATGCAGCTGAGCAAAATCCTGCTTTACAAGAAGCCATTGATCGTGTTAAAATACTATACGAATTAACCAAACAAGAAACCACTATACAACATCATCCAGTATGAGCGATAAACTAACAATCAATAATGAAATGCGTGTGTTAGATGCCAAGCAAAGAGCATTTGTAGATGAACTCACCGACGAAGAACGTAAAAAGTTTAGCCCATATATCATCATGCGCTATGCAGCCAGTGTTGACGGAAATCCAGATTTTCAGGAATGGTATCTACGTGCTACCAACGAACGTGTCAATCAAAACTTTTTTGATGTTGGCAGCAAGCATGCCAAATTGCAATGGCTGCTATGCACTACAGTAAGCCCTAACATGGGCACACAAAAACATTATTGGATAGCTCCCAAGAAGAAAGAATCAGGAAATAGCAAGGCTGCAAAATTACTTAAACAATTGTATCCTAATTTGAAAGCAGACGAAATAGATCTGTTGGTGGCAATCAATGATCCAAAAGATATACAAAAGTTGGCACGTACACACGGCATGGAAGATAAAGATATTAAATTAAAGTGACCAAGTTTTCCTGTAAGTATTGCGAGAAAGAATTCAGTAAAGAGAGTACTCTTGCTGTACACATCTGCGAGCCCAAGCGTCGTTGGCAACAAGAAGCAGAAACAGGAGTACAATTTGGGCTTAGAGCATATTTGCGTTTCTATGAAACCACACAAGGCAGTGCCAAATTAAAAAGTTATGGGGACTTTGTGGCCAGTCCTTATTACAATGCCTTTGTAAAGTATGGTAGATATCTAGTCAGTATTAGAGCCATTAACGGTAACAGCCTAACAGATTGGCTGCTGAAGCACAACAAGAAACTGGACTACTGGTGCAAAGACACGTTCTACGAAGAATGGATGTTGGAATACCTACGCAAGGAAGCAGTACAAGATGCACTGGAACGTGCGTTACGGGAGATGGAAGACTATGCTGCAAACAGTGATATCGCTAGTTTTGCTCATTATTTCAAGTACGGCAATAGCAATCGCATTTGTCATCATATTAGTACCGGTCGTGTTAGTCCTTGGATCGTGTATAATTGTGAGTCTGGCATTGATTGGCTTGAGTCTCTTACTGAAGAGCACCTTGGTTTGGTTATGCCTTATATTGATCCTGATTTTTGGAATCGTAAATTTACTGACTACATGGCCGATGTAGAGTGGTGTAAACATGTACTAAAGGCAGCAGGACTATGACAGCTAGACAAATATTTTTACCACAAATACCTGCTGATATTGTAGAGCAAGTACGTCAAAGTGCTAACGAGTTAGTAAGTCTAGTAAATTATCATGAACGTAACTATAAGTGGGTCGCCGCTAACACTGCAGTACAGCATTGGTGTCAGGAAAATATTAGTCCAGATATATATTGGGGAGTGCAAATAATAGATGGCAATCTTCAAGCACATAAAGATATAGGAACAAAAACAAAATTTAATTACATTATTGATGCTGCTGGCACAAATGCAGTTACACACTTCTATGATGACGAAATGAAATTAGTTGAAACTGTACATTTTAAAGAACATACATGGTATGTACTAGATGTTACAATGTTTCATGAAGTAGTAGGTGTAGAACCCGGACAGGTGAGATTAAGTTTAACAGGTAGAATATTTCCAACACATAGAGTATGAAGTTTCAATCAGACATTGACATTGACTTGGGCGATAGAACACAGGCTCTAGCACATATTAAACATGTGCCGGCTAGTATTCTGCGTGACAATAAACTGGTTAAACACAACAGTGGTATCTATGTCACAGACATTCCAGTAGATCCTTTTACAGGACAAGCCAGCATAGACTATCAAGCAGCAGAACTTCGCGGCTATGTTAAACTGGACTTGCTCAATGTGTCTTTATATACGCAGATAAAGAGCGAACAACATTTACAAGATCTAATGCAACGAGAGCCGTTGTGGGATTTGTTACTTGATCCTGGATTTTTTTCTTTGTTAATACATGTGGGCAATCACCACGATACGCTGTTAAAGATGCCTGAACCTGTTAACAGTATACCACGCATGGCTATGTTTTTGAGTGTGATACGTCCAGCTAAACGTCATTTGATTGGTCGAACTTGGCAAGAAGTAGCTCGAACTGTATGGGATAAACCTAGTGATGATGGGTATTATTTCAAGAAAAGCCACGCTGTCAGTTACGCACACTTAGTGGTAGTTAACATGAATCTAATTTGCGAGCAAATTAGTCACGAATTCAGTTAAACAAGTTTTCGAATAAGTGTAATGCTTCTACGTTTGCTGCGTTTGGAAGCAATTTCTTTGAGGCTCACATATGGGCCAAATTTAATCTGTACATCTTTGCTGTTCATGGTCTTTAAAACGGGTTTGAATGGGCTCCAATCCTCCCTTAAAAACACATTGATAGGCACAAGTCTATTGCTTTCCCACCACCAAGTTTCTGCCAAAGTCAAGAACTGATTCTTCTGTTCTATAGTCTTTAACACTCCGTAATCGTAGATGGTTGTTATAAGGTCGTCTACGTTTTGTACCACGCCGATATAATCATTCCCGCCGTAGACTAGGTATGTTAAAAATGGGTACTGTTCTAAAAGTTGTGTGTAGTTTGGTTCCAAGATCTTTATAAATACATAATGCAACAAATTCAAAGTTATTTATACCCAAATACTCTGGTGGTCCAATTTCAGGATCCTGCCATATTTGCACCAAGGAACAGAATCGTGTACAGTCGCCCAATCACCGTCTATCAAGGCATAGACAACCCCATACAAGTTGTAGTTCGTAATCAGGATCAAAAACCAGTAAATTTGACTGGTTATACTGTGCAGCTGAACATAGAAGATCCGGTTAATAAAATTACAGCTTATAATTTAGCAGTCTCTTTTACAGATATTACCAAAGGATTAGGCACAGTGATCATTGATACTGCAACTGTCAACAGCCTGGATCAACGAATTTATAAACTGACACTAAAAAAAGTATTAGCAGCAGACAGCAGCGAAAGTCCACTCTACATTGATGACAACTTTGGGGTTCCGTTAGATTTGGATGTGCGAGATGCATATTATTCAACAACGGAACCTGCACCTGCACTGAACGAAGTTGTAATTGACAGCGGATTATTACCATGACAACAGCAAATGTAAACATAACCAAGGTACTGCTGAAACGCGGCAATACTGCACAAAACAATAATTACACGGGTGTTTCTGGTGAACTAACAGTTGACACTCAATTAAAAACCTTACGGATTCATGACGGTGTAACTGCTGGCGGTAACGCTATAACTGCGTTGGGGGCAATTGGATCGTACAGCAAT